TGGAGTTGAAGTAGTTGGTCAACTCGTCAAGGGTAGAGCGTCGATTCCTCCAGCGAGTGATGGTAATCGCATTCCCAGCCGCTTCGTCCAGAATCTGCCCGCCTTCAGGCTGCTGTACGTAGATCTTGTTGGGAGTAATGTCCTTCACGATGAAGGAGTGGAGGTTGTTAACTCCGGTAGAGAACCCGCTGATACCCAGAGTATCTCCGATCTTTATGCCTGCAGCGATCACGCCACCGCTTGCTTGGTTGAAGCTGTTGTCAGAGTTGACTGCGGAGATGTCGGACCCACTGAGCACTACGGTGGAGTTCTCCGCCCACAGAGCTTCACACTCTGGGGTAAGCGTAACAGAGCCTACGTGAGGGGCCAGTACCGCGACCTGAGTGAGGCCGCTTGCAAACATGGGAAGACCGACTCTTCGAGATTTCCACCTCTCAACCGTACCGGGCGACGAAACTTCGTCAGAGAGGGGATCCCCGTCCGTGCCGCCAATCGTCATCTTGTTGGCAGTCAGCGCAGTGATCTTGGCACTGAAGAGGTTGTTGGCAGAGAGCGCTAGCCCGGTCAGACGGATTTGCTGGCCAACCGCGAACCCGTTGACGATGAATTGGCCTGCCGCGTCATTGATACTGTTGTCAGCGCCATAGATGGTGAACGTGGCGCTGTACGCACTCTCCGGACGAGAGATGACCAGAAGGTCGTCTTTCTCTGAGGTGTCCCACCCAGTTGCTTCGCTCAGCTGAGAGATTCTGGAACTCATTAGGTTGTGCTCTCCATCAAGAGAATTTCCCCGTCCTCGGTGAGGAACGGACCATCTTCGTTGTCGTCAAGGATAGCGTTCTTTGAGACAGAGAAATACCTCACTTGCTTCTGCAAGCTAAGGTAGCCCTCCCTCGTAGCTTCTATCTCCAACCGGACACGATCAAAAGTTTCATCGGGCAGGTTCACGCTGTAGGTGATTCCAGAGAGGCCCGTAGCCGATGCCAAAAGATCCTCAGTCAGATCGTCGTAAATTCTCACCGAGTAGGTGCTGCCTGCTTCCAGTGTGGTGGCAGTGGTGGCCTCGTTGTGGATCGCCTGATAAGACAAGCGATTTCGGTGCCGCCAGTCCACCGTGAAGTTGTCGGTCAGCAAGACCCCGTCCTTAGGTACCGTAGTTCCGTTGACGCGGATTCTGGCAGGAGGGTAGGGACGGTAAGCCCGTGAGTTCAGGTCGATCGTATACGACTTGGTCTTGCTCGTCTTGATAGTGGACTCAGGGATCGAACTGGTCGTGGTGTAAGGACGGAACTTCACCTTCAGATCGTAGTCCTTGTCGAAGCTGATGCCTCCACCCATTGGCGCGCTGCTGAGAATCCACAAGCGATCTCCAAGAGAGTAGGGCTTGGGAGTCGTGTCCCACATCCCTCTCTGAATGACCAGCTTGCCATTCTCCAGATCAAGTGACGATATCCTGACCATCTCTTGCGGAGACAGGTCCAAGGTATCGACGAATTGTCTGGGTTGAAATATGGCGAATCGTCCGATGTTGGTCTCTACCAGTAGCTCTGTAGAAACAGTGACACTGGTCTCGTCGAAATCCACATCCTCTGTCAACACCACGACTTGATTGAACAGCATCCCGGTGTAGTTTACGTTGTAACCTGACTGGCTTCCAGTTTCATCAGGAGTGTAGACAGAGTAGTTTGTGTAGTAACCGTTTGGCGGTTCGGCTACGGTTGTAACGTATCCTTCGTTCTCAGGAAGAGAGTTGGCCTCCGCCGCCCCTTTGGCTGCCCTTACCATCCACCAAGGAACTTCGTAGCCGCCCACCTTAGACAACTGGGCAACAGAGGCGTCGTCGGACTGCGCCAGAGAGTACTGATTCTGAGAATAGGTAGAGGCGGGGAATCCGTAGACATCCTCAGTGAACGAAACCACTACCTTGTTATCGGTGACTCTGCCGTAGTCGACACCCCCCACCCTCATGACAGAACTGACGATCCCTCGCTTGGGCCACTTCAGTACGAACACCCCGCCCGGAACGATGTCCCATATGGCCCGGTTTGCTACAAGCTCTCCACGAAGCAAGGGAGTGGAACGGACCTTTAGGTCACGCATGGCCGCACGGCGGGTTACTTCTGCCCTACTGAAACCCGGTCTCGAATAGGACTCCGCCACTAACACCTGCTGAGACTGAATCGCCGCGAGGTTCTGCACCGTGACAGGAGTGTCCTGATTGTTGTTAGCGTCCACATAGCTGTACGTGATCTGGTTGACCAATTCAGAACTACCTGATCTTTCGAGCATCCTCATCTCGACGATATTGGTCTCATCGAACACAGGCAAACTGGAGGTAACGTAGTCCCCTCTCAGGGTCTTCAACTCAAACAGACCTGTTCTAGGATGTTGCGTAAGGTTGGCCCCGCAGTGGTCGAGCACCTCCCTGATGAAGTCTTCAAGAGGGCCCTCTCTCAACCACTGCAAAGACAGCCCAAGTCCTTCGCTGTAAAAGGTATCGGCAGCGGCTCTGAAAGAATCGTCATTTATGCTGCTTGCTGGGATCTTCAAGCTCCCCCAAGAACGGTTGGTAAGGCACTCGTAAACGATGTGCGCAGGGTTCATGTCTCCAGTTTCGTAAGTCGTAGGAACCCCTCCTACGACTGTTGTAATTCCCATAGCGTAAAGAACAGCTAGGTTCTGAGGACCTACCACGCCCTCGTAGATGAAAGGTTCGTCCAATATGACGGCTGCTTTAGGGAAAGCTACTCCAGCAGCGTAAGTGACCCCGCTGGCCACAGGCCACGCTGTCGTGGTCGCAGTGCCCTCTAGGAAAGTGCAAGTTTCAAGAACCCCGTCAACGTAGACGTAAAATTCGTAGCCCACGGTCTCTGTAGAGAAAGTGACGGCGATCAGATGAGTCAGGTCGGGGCCCACCGCTCCTTCGGAAGTCACGTACTTCTGGTAGTTCGTCAGAGCGGAGCCCGCCCCATCCCCGAAATACAAGGCGATCCTGCCGTCAGATCCGAGGTGTATTTCCAAGCCCCTCTTGGCGGATTCCGTTCCCCCCATGTTGCTCTTGAACAAGACGCTGTCGACAAGGGTGGAGGGCGTCTTGATCCAGAACCCGACTGTGTATTGTCCAGAGTCTCCGTCGATGAGAACCGGAGCCCCGAGGAAAGAACCTGCCGCGCCAGTGTTCATGTCACAGGCGTAACCGTCGCTGGAGCCAGACACAATGCCAGTGACTCTTGTAAACCCGCTGACGTAACTTGTCAGAGGGACATCCCCTCCCGGTGCCGAAGGCTGGTTGTCTTCTGCGACGTTTGCTCCGGTGAAATCGGTCCCAAGCTTCCACCAGTAAGTGAACGGAGCCGCCCCCATGGACCCGGAAGCAAATGCATCCACGTTGAAGCCGGAGACTCCGAAAGAAGACGAAGCCCTGATAGCAGCCTTCTCCGGGTACCAGCAGTTTTCATTCACACCATCCCCATCTGTTTGAGGATCCGTGTCAGGGTCGTAGGCATAACACTCAATGGCATCAAATCGAGTCTTACCCAAGCTGTCTGAGTCGGACTGAAATGCGATCCGATTGAAGTTGGTGAGGCCCGTAATCCCGGTTATAGGGGTTTTCAGGATAAGCTCGTCAGTGTGTTCGTACAGGCTGACATAACAAGTGTCAGCCGCATAGTTGAAGCCGGAGAACTCGATGTCGTACCACTTGCCAACCAGCAAAGCCGAACTGTAAACGGCAACGCCTACTGGGTTGGAAGGAGTGATGACACGTGCCTTTCTCGTTGCATCGCTGCTGGAGTTCCTGCGGGCAACAAAAGTCAGGAAAGATCCGCCATCCCCGGAGAAAGAAATGATCCCGGTGTCTGCACTTCCAGATCCGTTGAGAATCTTGAACTTGAAACGGATCTTTAAATACATCTTCGACGGCAGTGCTTGTTCGATCGTACTGTCCGTGGCGGTGTTGGTGATGTTCAACCCGTTGTCGACGATAGAAAAAGGAGTCAGGTTTCCCTGACTGACGGAGTAGTCGTCCAGACCAGATCCGAATTTTTCAGAAAAGAACTTCTTTTCTACGACCGGGACTTCGGAAGCAGGTACCCTCTGCCAACCCTTCTTGATTCTGCGCACCTTGAAGCTCCAAGGCTTCAGGTAAGGGGAGTTGGCGCTGACCATGCCACGGTAGACAAACCCCAGTACGCCTCGATACGCGGGCTGCAAACCCGTCTGCTTAGAGGTCAGGTAAGCGTTCGGCATCTGGTCAGCATCGCCCATCATGACGTCTGCTACTCCCTCGATACCGCCCTCGGCATCGAGACCTCCGAAAAGCCCGCCCTGAGAAATGGTGATCTGACCTGACTCCGTCACCTCTGTGGTGTAGATAGGTTGCTCGTCGCACATGACTTTAGTCAGGGCATCCACCGGCCCATAGCAGAGTGCGAAGTGCATCCCGAGATCGTAGCGTCTGCGTTTCACCCCGTCCTTGGTGTCTTGTTGGCTTTTGAAATCCCCGCTCCAAACTACATTCGGCCCGGTAATAGTCGCAGTGCCGAATACAACAGGAATGGATCTGTCTTCCTCAGCCGTTGGTAGGTCGAAGTCGTCGAGTGTCAAAGGCTTCGGAGACGGTGGTTTTGGCCTCGTCGCGTAGCTGACGATGACTGACAAGACGAATGTGGCTACGTATCCCCAAGGCACGGCTTACTCTCCTTACCCAAGTATGATTGGAATCGTGATATCTCCAACACTCGACACTACGTCATTAGTGTTAGAAGAGAAGCCGATTCGGGTGTCAAATGGATTCGTAGCCTTCATGTAAGGCCATCCGCCGAAGTTAAGAATGTTCGAAAACACCGAGTTACAAGTGGTCGGGGTGCGGTCGCAACCGGGGTAAACGTCTACGCTTTGTCCAACAGACAAGCTGCCTACTGGAGTCATCAAGGTGATGATAGGGTTTCCCTGTACAGCAAACTCTATGAAGCGAGTCTCCACGTGGGTGCCAGCATTCCACTCCATGAACCCGCCTGCGTAGTTATGTGCGGCATTCACTCCAGCGAGCGTGACGGAAAGCCCGTCGACGGCAGAGACCGTCGTGGTGTACTTGTAGGCTGCCTTGCTCACCTTGCAGCTGTCCTGATCGTACAGGGCGTAGGGGCAGTTCTTCGAGTAGCGCCGGTAGAGCGCGTTCCTGCCAAGGGAGACGTTCAGCGGCTCACACTGAATCTCCACCTCGTCTGCCTCTTCCTTCCAGCTGCAGGCCATCGCCCTGCCAGACCACAGCAGGGAGACACTCTCAGTGCCGTCTTCCAGAATCATCCAGTTGAACAGGTTGACTATGACGGAAGTGGTCGGCGGGCTCTGCGAAAACATCTGCGCCGGGGGAAACTCGCTGGAAGAGATGATCGACAGGGAGTTTCTGGCTTCTTCTGGGGAAGCGGCAACATTCCCCCTCTCAATCGGGTAAGGAAGAAACACGTTTCCGTTGTAAGTGATCGGCTTCGATCTGGAGTTGTATCTCCAGACCTGAGTGCCTACGGAAATCTCGTAGAGGTCAGCTTGGTATTTTACGGGTTGGACCACTTATCGTTCCTCAAAGACTTCCGGGGAAAGGTTCGGTCGGCGGAGTGAAGTTACCGGCGTAGCGGCAGATGCCCTTCGTGAATCGGACCTCATCGATTGAGCCTTTGAATAGCTCAGTGCGGTAGCCGCTGTTTCTCTGACCGCCGATCATCAGCCTTCCAAGGTCGGTGACAAAGTAAGTCCCGTCGGTTACCGGGGTTCCCACGGAAACGCCGTCAACGTAGAGCTTGATCAGGTTGCTGGCATCTCGGCAGACCGCCACGTGGTGCCATTGGTTCATGCTGATGACGCCGCCGTCGATATAAGTCCATATCCCGGTGTAGTGGCTTCCCCACTTCGCCTTGATGACGTTGCTGTCCATGATGACCGATATGTGCCTTCCAGAAATCGTGGAAGCCTGTGAGAACCCGATGATCAAGCACTCGGCCCTGCCAAGCGTGTCTGGCTTGACCCAGCACTCCATCGTGAAAGGACTGTCTGTGTCGAACGAGGCATCTATGTTGCTGGGGCCGTTGGTCACCACCAACATGCCGCCGTAACCGTCTTGGTTGTAATAGTTGCCTGCGGTCCAGAAGCACCCGCCTCCGAAAACCCCTTCCTGATCGAAACCGGCGGACACCGGAGGAACCTCCCAAGGGTCGCCGTACCACTGCACGTTCACGACCCGCGACTCCGGCCCGTTGTCTACGTCCTCTCCATCCCCGCCGAGCGAAACGGTGTCCAGACGAGCGAGCAAGGTCACGTAGCTGTAGTAAGGATCCCCCTTGTAAATGGCAGGGATGTTCGCTACCGAGATCTTCCCCTCTGCGAATGCCGGGCTCTTCCAAGAGATCTCAGCGGTATCGGAGGCCAGCCTGCTCCACTTCAGGTAACACACCCTCAGGATGGCAGAGGGGGCTAGGGACACCCCCAGTGAACCGTCAAAGGAAACCGTCATAGACGCGCCTGAGTAGGCAATCGCCGTCAACTTGCGAATGTAGTAACCGGAGGGGGTGAAGATGATCACCCGGTCGCGCATCAGGACGGGGTCAGGAGTTTCGGCGTAGTTCATGTTCGCCGTGAACTGGGTGTCAGCCGAACCGATGGTCGCAGTGACCTCGAAGTCGCACTCCCACGACGGCATCCAGAAGCCGAGAGCACGCCCCTTTCTTCGGTAGCAGAAGTCCCTGAACTCAGCGATCGCAGCGCGGCCATTCAGGAACCACCGGCCCTCGAACACTTCGTTGTATGGCGGGGGAGTGAGGCCGCGCTCCAGATCGGGCTGCACCATCGAGCCCGTGGCCTTGTCTATCAGGTTTGCGAACTGGTCAGAGCTTCCGCTGACGTCGGACTTCCAGTTGGGCTCCCACAGCCAGACCTCTTCTCCGAAGTGGGTCGTGGAGTACGGCGAGGGCAGGGCAGGAAACTCTGAAGATGGCTTCGGAAAGGGTTCGACGTAACGCGCCACTCCGATCGTGTAACGAACGGAGTCAATGTAGCCGTGGAAAGAGTACGCATCCAGATCGGAACCTACCACCCACGCCCAGCTGTTCGATACAAGTTCACCTGTGGCGGTTGTCGTTGCTACGAGAGCCCCGTCCAAGAACAGGCGGAACACCGGCCCGCGCCGAGTCAGCGCGCAGTGCGCCCACTGGCTGATCGGGACCGTACCCCCACTGATCGAGACGGCGTAAGTGGTCCCGTCGAATGATGCTTCTGCCACCAGCAGGTTAGCAGGGGTTACACGGATTCGGATGGGCGAGAAGTTGGCAGATGAGATCTCCTTGGTCAGGAGGGTTCCGTTACCCGATGTCAGGTGGTAGAACCAGCACTCCCAAGTCCAATCTGACTCTCCGGGCTCCAAACGAGCGTCGTCAACGACGCTCACATTCCTGAACTCGGAATTACCCGGCAGCGTCAGACTGGTAGGGCC